AGGACTTAACCCGACCAAGGGCATGCGGGTGGTAGCGGAGGAGCGACGCTACAAGATGCTAGAGCTAACCAAGGCCGGCGCAACGGAGAGACAGATCGCCGAGACACTTGGCGTTGATAAGGCACTGGTCCACAGGGACGTTGCCAGGATCATGGGCGAACTGGCGCAGAAGTATTCCGGTGTGGCCGACGAGGTGCGGGGACTGCAAATGGAACGCTATTCCACTCTGCTCGGCAGGTGGTGGCCCGTCGCTCTGACGGGTGACGAGGCGGCTACCAAGATGGTGCTACAGATAATGCACAGGATCAGCGAGATCAACGGCGTGATTCCAGACAAGCCCCTGATAACCATCGACCAACGATCTATCCAATTGACTCAGGGCGAGGTTACATTCTCAATAGAGGCAGCTAGTGCAAGCTATAACGGCAACGGCTCCGAGGGTGATATATCGCAGACCGAGGCTCTACCCGAAGCAACAGAAAGCGATATTCTGCCCTGAGCGATACGGGATAATTGAAGGCTCAACGAAGTGTGGGAAGACGGTGGCCTGTATTGCGTGGATTCTTGAACAGGCGATGCAGGGCAAGCGGGGCCAATCCTTCTGGTGGGTCAGCCCTGTCTATCCGCAGGCCAAGATCGCTTACCGGCGGCTGAAGCGTGGATTACCTGAGAGCCTGTATGCTGCCAATGAATCGGAGTTAACGGTAACCCTGGCCAACGGTGCGGTGATATCGTTTAAGAGTGCGGAGAAACCTGACAACTTATACGGTGAGGATGTATACGCCGCCGTGATGGACGAGGCGTCTCGGATGCGTGAAGAATCCTGGCACGTTATACGCTCCACTCTGACGGCTACCCGTGGCCCTGTGAGGATCATTGGTAACGTAAAGGGTCGCAGGAACTGGGCGTACAGGATGGCACGAACAGCCGAGGGCGGCGAGGATGGATGGTCATATGCCAAACTGACCGCTTCCGACGCTGTGGATGCCGGTATAGTAGCCTCAGGCGAGGTTGAACAGGCGAGACGTCAACTGCCAGATGCGGTGTTCCGAGAACTGTACTACGCCGAGCCGTCCGACGATGGCGGCAACCCGTTTGGACAGGAAGCGATCAGGTCCTGTGTCGGGGACATCTCAGGCAATCAGCCGATCGTCTACGGGGTTGACCTGGCGAAGTCGGTTGACTGGACCGTGGTTGTCGGACTCGACGAGGACGGAGCCGTCTGCCGTCTAGACCGCTACCAGTGGCCGTGGGAGGAAACGGTTCGGCGTTTGGCGCAGGAGATCGGAGCGGTGTCGGCAATCGTAGACTCTACAGGGGTCGGTGATCCTATTGTTGAACGTCTACAGCGGGAACTATCGAACGTAGAAGGGTATCATTTCTCCTCGTCCTCCAAGCAGAAGTTGATGGAGGGATTGGCGGCGGCGATCCAGACCAACGAGGTACAGTATCCGCAGGGTGTAATCGTCTCGGAGCTTGACGCCTTTGCCTATGAATACACGAGAACAGGGGTTCGGTATTCGGCTCCCGACGGGATGCACGACGACTGTGTAATGGCTTTGGCTCTCGCAGTGTACGGGAAGACTGGAGCCGCAGGGGTGGGTGTATGGTAACGGAGGCCAAAGAACTCCGCTGTGAGGTCTGCGGCAAGCTCCTGGCAGAAAAAGCAACACCTGGGACGGTGATCGTATGCTCTCGGTGCAAGACTCGCAATGAGGCCGAGGGATGGCAAAAGTTAATTGATAGATAGGGGACAGCGTTACGAAACAGTTCGATCTTACAGCGGATGAGATGACCAGATTGAGGCGAGGGGCGCAGGCACGTCAGGCCCGCAACGAGCAGGCCCAGTCTGTCGATAAAATGATTGCAAGGGGTGATAGCTACGAACCCACAGGACTGCACTTAATGGGACTGATGGGTGAATATGCTCTGCTGGTTAAGTTATTTGGCTTGCCGTATGATGAAGACTATTTCGTGCGTGACCAGTGGGCTAGGACGCACGACTTCACCATCAATGGAATTAGCGTAGAGATACGGACTCGGACACATGCAGGGTACTCATTTTACAGCCTGACGCCCCAGATGTTCAGTGACATCGGCGTGGTGGCCTACCTGGTGGATGGCATCACCGATACGGGGCGTGTGGCTCTTCCAGGGTGGCTCACAAAAGAGACTTTTGCAGATCATAGCTACGTCGCCAGAGAAAGACATCCCAATTGGAAAGGCAGTGGCTATCTGCTTGGAAACAGGTATTTAGAGCCGATAGAGTCGTTGTGGAAACACCTGGTGTAAATCCCGAAACGAGGTTAAATAAATTATGGTCAAGCATTGGATAGAAACAACGCTCGACGATTACGACCAGACCGATAAACGCAAGCCGAAGATGAGAGATTATTTCTCACCTTCCAGTATTAGCCAGTGTCCAAGGGCTGTCTGGTATCACATGACCGGCCACGAGCAGGATGCCGTCAATGCCAACAGCCTCCGAAGAATGGGCGTTGGCAGTGCCTATCACGAATGGGTACAGGGGAAGTTACAGAAGGCCGGCGTTCTCGTAAGTGCCGAGGTTGAAGTCACCCACGACGACCCGCCAGTTAAGGGATTCTATGACGGCATTATAAGGAATCCCGAAACAGGAGAGGATCACTTGCTTGAGATTAAATCACGCAGTGACAACAAGTATGCTCTGAGGTATCTGCCAAGGCCTGAACATTTGGTGCAGTGGAACCTATACTCCGTAATGACCAAAGTGACGAAAGGGATTCTATTTTACATCAACAAAAACACGCAGGTTTATAACATTTACGATGTCTATCGGGACAATTCAATCGTGGAGAAAGTCTTTGCCAAAATGCGGCAGATCAAGGGATATATCGACAGGAACGAGATTGTCCCCTACCAACCGAACGAGAAGCATGAGTGGTGCAACTTCAGGATGACTTGTGAGCGGGATTATATTATGGAAAGGGATCAATGAATGAAGACCAGAGACAAGGTGATTATTGATAGATGTCTCTGATTGTGGTATCGTCTGAACCAGTGGCCTAGTCTGGCGCAGTGTCCAAGGCAATTAGCCTGAACGCCAGAGGAGGTCGCTTTTGGCGTTCTGGGACAATCTGCTCCGCAAGCAACAGGAACTATCAACCACAGTTCCGCTTAACATGGACGCAGGACAGGCGTCCTATCCTGACGCCAACTACGCCAACTTCGCCAACGAGGGTTACTCCAAGAACGAGATAGTTCACGCTTGTATCCGTGAGCTTTCGGTATCGGCCGCAACTCCGAGGTATCACGTTACCGCACCTTCGACGGACGGCGGGAGCATAGAGGTTGGGCGTGGTCTCCTCTATGATCTCGTTACCAAGCCCAATCCTTACAACGATTGGTATTCGTTCATCGAGCGGTTGACTACGTTCCTGATGGTGGCGGGCAATGCCTACGTCATCAAGGAGAGATCACGGGGCGACAGCGTGACGGCTCTATACCTCCTCCGTCCTGATCGGGTAACCATCGTAGCGGGAGATTACGGGGCCGAGTCTTATGTGTACACGGTTGGAGGGAAGGAATACGGCATCGAGGCTCGTGATATGTGCCACCTGGCACTGCCCAATCCCGCCGGCGATCTCTACGGTCTAAGCCCCCTTCAGGTAGCGGCACGGACGGTTAACCTCGACTTGAACATGACCGATTTTGCCAAGGTATATTTCCAGAACGCAGGTGTTCCGTCTGGGTTGCTCAAGCTCAAGAAACGATTAACCTCCCAGGAAGAAGCGTCAACGATTCGATCTCGTTGGCGGTCGCAGTTTGGCGGGACCAACAACTTCCACAGGGTGGCGATCCTAGACGAGGATGCCGAGTATCAACCCATGTCTAACACTCCAAAGGACATGGAGCTAACAGGGCTGCATAACCTCACCGAATCCCGCATCTGTGCGGTGTTTGGTGTGCCGCCTATTCTGATCGGGGCGAATGTAGGGCTACAGCGATCCACGTTTAGCAACTATCGAGAGGCACGGCTAGCATTCCACTCCGAGACACTGGAACCGATGGTCTCCAGAATCCTCCGGTATTTCAACCGTAACCTCTTTGACGAATACACAGGCAACGAGAGCCTGTCCGTGGACTGGGCTGCAATGCGGTCTGTCTTGGACGATCAGGCCGCAACGACCACAAGGATCAACTCATTGTTCACCGGCGGCATCCTGACACTGAACGAAGCACGGGAGCAGCTAGGATTCGAGGCAGTATCGGATGGCGCAATCAGGCGAATCCCGTCTTCGGTGTTTGAGGTAGCAGAAGGGCAGGCGGCTCCGGTTGCCGTTGCCGCTCCTCCAGTGGAACAGTCTCATCCCATCCTTGCCGAGATTAAGGGACCGAAAGTTGCGCCCAGAGGCCAGATGTTACGCCGTCGGATGACCCAGGAACGGCAGGAAGAAACCGACGACCTGGCGGCTAAAGCACTGCGGCACTTCCGAGGTATCCGTAACAGGGTAGACGGTATCCTGGGCCGGCATATGGAACGGCAAACCAACGAGACCAAAGAGTACCCGTTTGAGGTGTCTGACATATTGCCCGCAAGCGAAACGGCGAACATGGAAAAGATACTTGCGACGGCATACCGGCGAATCTCCAAGAGGACATTCAAGACCGTTAACGATGTCGGAGTGGCGGGGACACTCGATTGGTCTGATAAGCTCCCGACGATTCAGAGAATATTAACGCAAGCTCCGACCAGGGCGGCAATGATCCACAGAACGACTTCGGAGGCTATTGGCCGTGCGGTCGGGATTGGATTAGACAGGGGATATTCCATCAGTCAATTAGCACGGGGCGTACCTGACGACAGGTTCCCAGGTATCCGTTCGCTACTCACCGAGACTGAAAACAGGGCTACTCTCATTGCCAGAACTGAGGTAATGAGGACGCAAAACCAGACCACCGTAGGGTTTTACAAGGAACAAGGCTTTTCGTACGTTCAGGCAGACGACGGAGACGACCCTGACGATACATATATCGACCCTGGCGACCCTTACGGGCGAACCTGTGCAGAAAGAAATGGTCAGGTGTATCGACTGGAAGATGCCCAGAATATAGACGACCATCCTAACGGAACGCTTAACTGGATGCCGATGCCGAGAGGCTATAAACCGGAGGAGAATCTATGATCCAAAAGACATATGTCAGCAGCGCAAAGGCCGTGGATTCGACCGAAGGAATTGTCGAGGCTTTCGTCAATACGATGGGAGTTAACGACGCCGACGGCGACATTGTGGAGCCGACAGCGTTTGATCAATCTATTCGGGATAACCTGCCCATTCCTGTATTGTCGGGCCACGATCAGGGCAAGTTGGTCGGTAAGGTTATATTCGCTCAACCGCAATTGGTAGACGGTGAGGAATACCGCCTGTTCACAAGAATGCAAATGAACATGGACACCGAGGCGGGGCGGGATGCCTACAGCAATGTGGCCGGCGATTATGTACGGGAATGGAGCGTTGGTTTTAATATCCCAAAGGACACCGATATTACCCACGAGGGAGGCGATGTCTCGACGGTGGTTAGGAGGATTGCGAACCTGGACTGGGTCGAGGTCTCGTCGGTTATTCGTGGTTCCTCTCCTTCAACGGCAACCGTGGCAGCTAAAGCGTTAACAGTATCCAATGAATCCAAGGGCGCAATTCCCTCCCACCTGACGGCCTGGGTAGAGGACGCATGGGACGGCAGTCTTATGAGAGGCCGAATCAAGGGCGGCGCAGCAGTTCTTCGGGCGGCTCATGCATGGGTTGATCCAGAAGGCGATCCCGAATTAAAGTCAAGCTATAGATATCTGCACCACCATGTTGGGCGCAATGGCCGAGGCGGTGCAGCGAACGTCCGAGCCATAACGACTGCGCTGTCCAACCTTAACGCTCACAGGGCATCAATCCCTGAGAATGATCGGCGTGGCGTATATAACCACCTGGCACGACATCTGCGAGAGGCAGGACGTAAGCCGTCAGAGCTACGGTCTGCCGGTCTTCCCGATGGCTCCAAACCTTACCCGAACTTTCACGCTTGCCGTATACGGGAGCCTGACGAGTTTGACCGATTCCGAACTGCTACAGAAACCATCGGCGACAAGCCGGTTGAGGTTCTGTACGGCAGGGAGAAAGAAACTGGGGATTGGACTATTGCTTCCTACCGTCTACCGCTCGATGAATGGACAGAGGCTGAAGCTCGTACGTTCTGCGAGGATCATGACGGTATTAAATTTGAACCTGCAACGGGCGACGAGGACACAGACGCAACAGACGAAGCCGCCTCCGACACGGCTCCAGAGGCCGCCTTGGACACGGCAGAACGATCATTGCGCCTTCAACGAATCAAACTCGCCCTGCATGGAATACACAAAGAGGTTATAACGAATTGAACACACAAGAGATTCGCAAAGAGGCCAATGCACTTTTAGGCCAAGCGGAATCAGCATTAAAGGACGGCAAGGTTGAAGAGTTTGAGCGGATGATTGCTGACGCCCAGGCCAAGATGGAACAGGCCGACAAGGTAGACACGGCAGCGTCCCAGTTGAAGAAATTGCAGGGCGAGTTCCAGACTCCCGTAAACACGGTTCCGATAGCCGACAAGGATGTTGCAGCATACGATCCAAGCGACAGCGGCGCACGTAATAAGGCTTCCTATAAGCCATCATCGTGGGTCAAAGGGATGCCCGCTTCCGCACAACCGATTTGGGTGCAGGAGCAGATGGGGCATACCCAGAAAGAGGAAGCACAATTCCAGACCGACACATTCGTTAAGTGGCTCAGGTCACCGAGCGACGATATATTCTGGAAGACGGCCAGTACAGACGAAGTCAAGGCTATGCAAGAGGATAAATTAGTGTCCCTTACATCGGTGACGGTGTAATGATAATCGGAAGAATTGCTGGAAGCCTAAGTCAAACCGATAAGGTGATCAGCAGCCGAGCCTCGGAAGTGTCCGAGGAAGGTTCAGAGACTAGGCGGGGTGTCACAATCTTGACACGTAATACGCCAAGAGTATCCGACAACTCTACGGAGTTGATGATATAGTCCGAACTCATGGGAAACCATGAGAGGCTGACAGAAATGATCGGCCACCTAGAGTTCTAGGGTTAACAGATTGACAGATGCCGAGGGCGGGTTCTTCGTGCCTGAGCAGTTCATTAACCAGACCATACACGACCCAGGAGTACCAGGGTCTCAGCTACGCCCACTCTGCACGGTTATCCGTGTTAGTTCTAAGGACGGCTACGTCCCGACGA